TTTATATTAGGAGAACAACTAATTGATGATTATGATTACTACTCATTACTAGAAACAGACAGAGATTACTTTGACGACACTATAAAAATGATTGACAGAGTAAAAGAAACAGGTAAAGCATTTGATTGATACTAATTAAACTAAAGGGCATCTCATATTGAGGTGCTTTTTATTTTGGTTAGTATTCTTAAAAGGGAGGAGTGCAAATGCAAAAATTTGACTGCAACGAATGTGACGAACAAGTTACTTTGGCAGACATAGAAAAGACAGTAGGTAAAGAAGAACTACACGATAACATCATAAGAGAATACTTTAAATGTCCACACTGCAATAAGGAATACACTACACATTACACTAATGAAGAAATACGAGCATTACAAAAGAGAATGAGAATGGTAAGAAAAATGACACCAATGACTACAAAGAATATGAACATATTAAATGGATTGAAAAGGCAGGCAATTTACTTAGGTAACAAGTTAAAGAAAGAAGTAGAAGGCCATGAGTAAAGCCATCAGAAAAAAACCACTCAAACCCTGCAATGAAATTGGATGCAACGAACTAACAAGGGACGCCTATTGTGATGCACATAAAAAGGCTAGCAGAAAACGATACAGAATTTACAATAAAAATGTAAGAGATAAAACAATAGATAATTTTTATAGGTCAAAGGAATGGCGTAAGTTAAGACTAGTAGCATTAGAGAGAGATAATCATCTATGTATATGGTGCAAAGACAACGGGAAACTCAAGCAAGCTGACGTCGTGCATCACATCATAGAAGTTGAAGATGATTGGGACAAGAGATTGACACTTGATAACCTAGTATCCCTTTGCCATAGATGCCACAACAGACATCACAAGTCAAACCCCCTTGGGTAGAAGTCTGAAAATGAAACGCCGAAAAGCGAGCGCCAACCAAACGCACACGAAAATCCGTTTATTAACAATTTTGATTTTTTGGAGGTGATTAATTTGGGCAGGAGAGGAAGGCCGAGGCAACCACTAACAGTAATTGAAGGAAAGGGAAAGTCTAATCACATTACGAAGGAAGAAGCTAAGAAAAGGCGAAAACAGGAAGAAAGAATGAAGGGTCGGTCAGACAACATAGAAGCGCCCAGCTACTTAACTGATGACCAGAAAGAAGAATTTTACTTCATATCCGATCAACTTGTTGGGCTAGGCATTTTTTCTAATTTGGATGTAGACAACCTAGCAAGATACATTGACTCTAGGGATGAATACATCAAGGTGACAAAAGCAATGCAGGAAATAGGAAAGCCAACCGAGTCAGAAGACAAGATGAAAATGTACACAGACCTAAGATTGAATAGGGGTACATTTTTCAATGAGTGTAGAAACGCAGCGGGTGATTTAGGCCTGTCAATTTCCTCTCGTTTGTCATTAATCATTCCAGAGCAAGAGGAAGAAGATAAGTCCATTGTAGATAGGAAGTTCGGAAATGTCTAGCTTAAGGGATGTACTAATTGAATACAGTGAAGAAGTAATTAACGATGATGTGATTGCTTGTGAAAAACACAAGTGGGCTTGTCATCGTTTTTTAAATGACATAAAACGAGAGGGTACGGATAACTTCCCTTATATTTTTGATGAGGAAAGGGGTCAACGCTTCTTAGATTGGATGCGACTATTCAAGCATCGAAAAGGAGTATTAGCAGGTCAATATATCGAACCTCATATTATACAAAAGTTTGTATTTGGCAACATCTATGGTTGGATACACAAAGACACAGAACTTAGGCGGTTTAATAAAGCGTATTGGCAGGTTGGTAGAAAGAATGCAAAGTCTCAAAGCTTAGGGGCGGTTGGCAGTTACGAAGCATCCGCCTTTGGAGAACCTTATGCAGAGGTTTATTCAGCAGGTGTTAAGAAAGAGCAGTCTAGAATTGTGTGGGACGAAACTCACGATATGCTGATGAGAAACGAACACTTAAGAGATCGCTTTAAAGTCGCTTATGGAACTATCACACATATACGAAGTGGTTCAACAATTAAACCTATGAGCCGAGAAGATAGAATTGATGGAGATGGTACAAGTCCCCAGTGTGGAATTATTGACGAATACCACGCACACCCAACAACAGAATTTTACGACATTATTGACAGTGGTATGGGTGCTAGGCCACAGCCATTACTAATGATTATTACAACAGCAGGATATAACCTAAATCACCCATGCTATCGAGTGGAGTACAGATATGTTTCTCAAATCTTAGACCCTAACAATCCAATTGAAAACGATCGCTACTTTGTTATGATTAACGAGCTGGATATAGACGATGACATAAAAGACCCAAACAACTGGGAAAAGGCAAATCCTATCCTTTGCTCTTATAAAGAAGGTAGGACGTATATTGCTGACCAACTCAAAATAGCCTTAGATGTACCAGAACGAATGAGAACATTTTTAACCAAAAATATGAATGTCTGGGTAGATGCCAAAGAGGATGGATATATGGAAATGAGTAAGTGGAAACAGAACGAATCACCAATGATTGAATTAAAACAATATCCAGTTTGGCTAGGTATTGACTTATCCACTACAACAGACTTAACAAGTATAGGCCTAGTGTTTAGATTAGACAATGGCAAATACGCAATCAAACAACATTCATTTATGCCAGAAGATAAATTACACGAAAGAATGAACACTGATAACGTACCATTTGACCTATGGCAACAACAAGGGTACTTAACAACTACCCCAGGCAGTGTTGTTGATTACTCATTTGTAGAACAGTATATCCTAGACCTGGAAGAACAAGGTTATGACATTCAAGAAATCAATTATGATAAATGGAATGCGACACACTTTGCACAAATCATGGAAGGTCATGGTTTTACTATGGTAGAGATACCGCAATCCTTAAGGCAATTGTCAGGGCCAACAAAAGAATTTAGGCGAGAGGTCTATGCAGGGAACATCATACATTTTAAAGACCCGTTACTTAGTTGGGCAGTTGGTAACGCAGTACAAAGGCAAGATGCACAAGAAAATATCATGCTAGACAAGTCTAGGTCAACAGAAAGGATTGACCCAATCGCAGCAGTCATTAACGCATTTTCAAGGGCAACAGTTGGACAAGTTCAGGATTTAAGCAGTCACTTTTTAAATAACTGGGGAATGTAGGTGATAACAATAGCTAATTTATTAAAGGAGTTTTTTATAAGCTTATTTACCAAAGGGCTGGCTGATTTACTCATTGTAATCGGACTAGCCTTTATTGTTTGGAACACATATTCAATTAGTATTTTAATTGGAAATTACTTATTAGGTACAGTCATTTTATTAATAGGTCTGTTGATAGCAAGGGCTAAATAAATCGAAAGGGGGTGGGTAAATGTTTTTTAGCAAGATACTCAATCCTAAAAGCAAAGAAACAACAGACTTAAGAAATCCTGCCCCGTGGTTTATGAAGCTATTTGGTCATGAGTCGGCAAGCGGGGAAAAGGTAACTGTCAATTCTGCGCTAGGAATACCAACCGTATATAGATGTATCAATATTAAAGCTAATGCTGTTGGTATGCTGCCTTTTCAAACGTTTAAGCGAACCGATAACGGAAGGGAAAGGGCAAGGTTACATCCAGTGGCTAAATTGCTGGAGGGCAGACCTAACCCATATCAAGGGCCATTTAAGTTTAAGCACTTGATAGAGGTACACCGCAACACTTGGGGTAATGCTTATGTGAATATCGAGTGGGATAAGTTTGGCCAACCAAAAGGATTGTGGCTTTTAGACCCATCGGTTACAGAGCCGATCATTGATATTAACACTAATTTTTTATGGTATGTTACATCGCTACCTAATGGCAAGCAGGCAAAGATACCCTATTACGACATTATCCATTTAACTGCATTAACAACAGATGGCATAAAAGGTAAGCCTCCAATCCAAGTAGCACGAGAGGCAATAGGTAGTTCGCAAGCAGCACAAAAGTTTAAAGGTAAGTTTTACAAACACGGTGCATCTAACAGTGGATTGTTAAAAGTTCCAGGTATGTTAAATTCCGAAGCAAAAGAGGTTATTCGAGATGAGTGGGAAAAGGCCAATACAGGTTTAAATAACGCTCAAAGAATAGCAATCCTTGATGCAGGCCTAGAGTTTCAAAATATTAGTATGCCATTAAGGGATGCACAGTTTATCGAGTCTATGGCCTTTGACAAGGTTGAAATTGCAACAATGTTTGATATTCCACCTCATATGGTTGGCGACTTAGAAAGAGCAACACACTCAAACATCGAACAAGAAAA